TAAATTTTATCTTTGTAATATCTTGGCATTGTAATCTTTTTTCCTTCTGGAAGGTTGCAATACATTCGATTAACTAAATCTGATTTATGCCATTTTTTCATATTATCTGTTAAATATTGCTTTCCAATGCCCTTTGACATAAGGCTAAATTCTTTTTGTCTATCATCGTTTTTATGCATTGGTATTAATGGCGGTTTACACATATACTTTAATGTATAACCTATTGAAGCTTCGCTTACTTCGCCAACGTGTATGTTGCCTAATTGGTTTCCTTGTAATTTCCACGCGTTTTCTATATCCCTAATATTAGCGTTAAATATTATAGCATGATAATGGGGCCGTAATGTTTTTCCCCCATACTCCCCGCATACGTAGTAACGTAATTCTTTTGTAGTTTTTCTTAATCTTTTAAAGAATTTCTGAACATCTGATTTTTTTAGGCTCATAAAGCCTTTTTCTGTTATTGGTACTACATCAGTGTTGTAGGTAAGTGTGACAAAATAAGAAGAGCTGCAATGCAGCCCCTCTTTTTGTAATCTAAACGACCAACCCGAAACACGTCTTTTATAACACTCTGCGCATTTTCCGCATGGTAGAGGTGTGTCGGGTAAATCTTTTTTATAAAATGGTGTTAGACATTGAGCCATCCTGGTTAACTTTTTTTATAAGTAGTTAATAATGAGTTATTTATAAAATAGTACTTTTCATAAAATGCTGATTTATAGCTATTTATATAATATTTTAACCAGGTTAAAATGACGGTGTGCCAAATACTGGCATAGGTCTAATAGCTTGTATTTTGTTTAAATGATGAATATATAAATTATCTTCATCGCCTTCCACTGCAAATATCCTGGTTGCGTCTTGTGGGTCAACCTCAATAAAATCTTGATTTAATAATGGATTTCCTCCAAATATTCGGCCTAAATGCCAATAATTTAACGATGTTCTAAAGTCTCCAGCGACTCTGCTCGGCATATATTTATACTCCGCATATCTTGGAATATATCCAAATGTTTCTTCATTAATTGACGTATAAGCATATATTTCTTGCTGTTGTACTGCTTGTTCGCCAATGTGTGCGAATGATGGCCAGAAATAGTCTAAACTATCACGTTTTAAATAAGTTTTTGGTATTCCTTGTTGATATGCTGGTTTTGGCATAATCGACATAATGCCAATTATGTAGCCATGCTCTTCGCAATAATAACTTCCTACATTTCCATTTTGTACACTTACAGCGTGACCCGCCATATTGCCTTGTGGTAGTCCTCCGTCTTGTCCTGTAGTGTTTAATACCTCTGAAATAATAACAGGAGATTTTACACCTGTGATATACTCAGGTCTTTGTAACCTTTTATCTGATGAGCGAACACCGAAATGAGATAATATGCTCTCTATGTATCTGGTTCCGCCTCTTGCGTTTTTCTCTAACCATTCTTGTAATCTAAATGCTCTGCGAAGTTCGTTTATTGTTGTTGGTTCAACTTGTAATGTGCCATCAGGGTCATAAGCTGTTTTTAAGCCATCACTATTAACTTGTATTTCTGGGCCAGCATTGTCTACCTGGTCCATAGGTCCAATACCAAACACTCCGTCTTGATACTTGAAATACGGTTTTCTTGTATCTGAATTTCCGTCCCATTCTGGGTCTAATTCTACGGTTCCCAATGGTATATCTACAGCAGCGCCTTTTTGTGCAAATGGTAATGACGCGCTAAAATAATCATGCTCCCATGCGCGTTTTCTTAATGTTAATAAATCGCCAGGCACGTTAAGTCCATCTTCTAATTCAAAATTAACTTCTGGTATTAAATTTTGGTCTCTATAATATTCGTTATATATCATCTGATATGCTGCAAATGGTAATGCGTTTACTTCGGTAACTACACCTCCAGCCGGGCAAGGTGGGACACCCATATAATCCATGAATTTTTGTTGGTCTGTGCTTAGTTCATCACTACTTGCGATTGTTGGCATACCTGTATTTGATTGTTGGGTAATAAAATCTTCCCAACCTGGCCACGTTATACGATTAGGCACAAAGAAGTAATGAACAGTTACGTCCATTCTGTGCATTACTGGAGCAATTAATGGCGCGAAGCGTATTAATGAATCCGAAGCAAGTTTTATCTTGTCTCCAGGTACACATTCCATAACTAAACTAGGGATGAGATTTCCCATTTTTCCCGACATCTTTACATCGTGTGTAAGGTCGAATTTGTTGTTTTTAGGTTTTTGCAGCTTTATGCTGTTGAATAAATTTTTCATAATTTACAATCTTACTCCTCCTCTTGACATTGTGTAACTTCTTTTAACTCTTGATTTTTTGCTCGACCTACGCCTACGGCTGCGGGAGCGCATTGATTTTTTTGTATACATATATATTTATTTGGGTTTTTATTCAGGCCACATAGCCCCTTTTTTAAATCTTAATGTTGAATCTTGCTTTCCTCCAAATGTGTTAAGAAAATGTTTAAAGAAAAAAGGGTCATTCGGATATATACCTTTGGCTCTTTGTTCAATTTCCCATTGTTTTAATACTCCTTCTTTTTTTGAATTTTCTAGTGCTGTTTTAAGATTTTCTAAATCCTGAGCAAATACTGCAGTCTGTGCAGAGTCTCTTTTTGTGCTTTGCTCAATTTGGAGCTGCTTAATTTTTTCGGTAACGATTTCCTGAAGGGTTTTCGAAATGTTGGTAGCATTTGATAATCGCTCTCGCTCGTTTCTGTCAAGATTAATTTGTGTATCTGTTTGTAATTTGACATTTTCTAAATTTGCTTTTGTAATTGTTGAATCCATTAAAGCCTTTGACTTTTCAAGTTCAAATTGAGTACTAGCTGTGCTAGCTCCTATTTGTGAAATTTGAGCTTGTTTTAATATTGCTTCCATTTTTGAAGCTGAGGTATTGGCTTCTATATTGTCCGTCTGTGCTTTCTGATTGCGCAATGCTAAATAAGTGGCTAATGGTCCTTCCATTGCTTTGGGGTCCATTCGTGGAGCAATGGAATTTGCTGGAGCATTGCTTGACGCTCTGACAACTGTTGCTGTATTGTCGGCTCCTTTTCCATATACTAAATTGGGGTTTAGTCCCGCTTGTCGCAATCGCTCCATTTGTTGCATAGGAGAATTATAAGTATTTGCGCGATACCAATCTTCTAAAGCATGTTGTCGCTGTAAAGCATACATTTCACGAGAGAAAGCCCGATTCTCTTCGTTTGCTGCTTGCTGATATTCTATATTTTTTGCATTTGCGGCACCAACGGCCGCTGCTTGATTTGCTGCTGCCAGCATTGCTTCTGTATTATTCATAGTATTTTGCTTTTAAAGGTTGTTTTTTATAACTTTTACTAAGTTGCGCGCCCAGCGCGCTAGTTTCTTTTATGCTCGTAAACTTCGCACAAAACAAACTTTTCGTTTTTTGTTTTAATTGACATGACCAATTTTTAACGTCGCTTTTTGTCGTCATTTTTAATTTTTATCCTCCTTGTTGCTTGTTTTTGTTGGGTAGTGTCAATTAGCACTAATATATCAAGATGTATTAGTGCTTAGTTAGACTCATCTAACTTTTTTTGCGCTTGGGCTTGTTCTTCTTCTAATAACTCCCTTTTTAGCTGTTTTTTTAGCGTTTCCCGCATTCTATTGTCGTGTCCTGATTGTAACCTATCTGCTATCTCTTTTAACTCTCTACGCGCTTTATTTGCAATTTCTTCGCGCTCTGAAATATCAAGCGTTCTTATATCTACTCCTAGTCCTTCTTCGCCATTGTATATTGGCTCTTTATCTTGTCCTGTAATTGGGAGACCTCTTGCGAACCTATCTAAAATAGTTCTAAGGGTCATCGTCTCATCTGGGACGGTAAGACTTGGCTTGTTGGTTGTTTTGTACAAATTTGCATTTGGTACATAATTTAATGTGTGTGTTACTTTTCTCATAACGTTTCTTGTCTTTTAGATTTGTAATTAAATTTACGTTGTTTTTCGGCTACAATGTTTATATATTTTTTTGGATTTTCCAACTCAATATTTATTAAGTTATCCACATTGTTTAACTCGTTGATTTTCACAAAATTACCTATTGTTTTTCTTTCGCCTTGTGTATAAATTTTATCTTTGTAATATCTTGGCATTGTAATCTTTTTTCCTTCTGGAAGGTTGCAATACATTCGATTAACTAAATCTGATTTATGCCATTTTTTCATATTATCTGTTAAATATTGCT